ATAAGTCATAACCTCCGCCAGTTTCGTCCGCATGAATTGTTTTTCGCTCATATCTACTTTTATCTACTTTATTATAAAGATTCCCGGGCGAGGGTGCGGGATGCATTCGCCCCCCCGTTACCCCCGGCAATCAGTATTCCATAATCTTTGCATATTGAAAACAAGAAATTCTTTGTCGGCGCTCCTTTGTGGTTCAGACATTTATCAAATTGGTTGTCGCATTCTCGCCGGGTATAGCCAGAATAGAATTGACTGATCTGGTGGTATAGGCTCCGCCCGGCTTCGCCCTTCTCATTCGCCAGCGCGGTCCCGATCCGCAGCCAGTCCGCATAATCTCCGGTTATATCAATCCCGGTGTCTATGATCTTTTTTATTAGTTTATCCAGATCGCCGTCTGAATCATAGCGCGCTGGTAGTGGTTTCTGCCGGGGTGCTATGTACGTTTTTGTGTATGGTATGGCGTCCATGTTTAGTTTCGCGTCCGGGTCATCTGAAATGCCGCGTAATCTGGTGACGTCCCGGCAAGCTGTATCTATCTTTAAGTTGTAAAACTTCCAGAAATCTTTTTTTAATGAATCGAAATGCTGTTCATGGTTCTCTGGTGTCGCAATCGGAATCAATGCAAAAACACCTTTACCACTTGCAGACAAAGCAGAAAAATACACGTTTCGGATCTTCGCCAGATTATCCCGCAGGGTCTGCCAGTCGGTTCCCGGATTGTCGCCCGCGTCCAGATCAATACATAGATAGCCGGAATGTTTTTTTATTGCTTGCTTGTTCCTTTCTGTGAATATACCGGAAGGTGTTAGCGCCGGAAGGGTGGCTTTTATTTTATTGCGGGTGGCTTTATCCGGCGTCGATCTTAGCTGTTCAATTTCGGTTTTATAATCACAATCAATGACGTTCAGACAAAATTCATATACCGATATTTCACCCGCTGGAATTGTTGCGAAGTAATTTTCAAATATTGATATTTTGCTGTTATCTTTCATTTTATTCTGTTCATGTTCACGGTGTTCACGGTGTTCACGGTGTTCACGGTGTTCACGGTGTTCCTACTATGAACGCGTGAACGGTCGTGAACGCTACATCTTTAAATACTTGTTAACTGCTCCCAGTGAGATACTTAACTCACTTGCGATCTGTCGTTGGCTCATATTTTGTGCGCTCAATTCCTTTACTTTTTCTATTAAAGTGTCCCGATCTTTGTCGGTTGGTTGTTTCAAGTGTTGACATTCCCGCCCGAAATTCAAAAACTCAAACCGCAAAAAATTGTGTGGTTTTGTAAGTTGGCAAACAATGACATTATCGGTGTCATACATAATTTCTGTATTCCGGGCTTTGATCTGTTTTAAGTATCGAATATTTTTGTCGCTATGGCTTTCCCCGATCGAAAATGAACTATCGCAGAAATTGATTAACATCTTGCTGCCTTGTAAATCATTCCGGGTAATCGGTTTTGATAGGTCCCGTTTCGGGGTGTGCGCTAATGCCAGAATAGATAAACCGTACCTGTTTTTCAATGCCTTCAAATGCTTCATTAACGGAAGCGCGTCTTTTGCTGTTTCGGTCGCGGATTTCAGATATGTGATATTGTCGATAATAAGAATTTTGGCGCCTGTTTCAATTATGGTCTTATTAAGTGAATCATAAAGGAAATCTTCAAAACTGGTGTTGTCTGGTATATCGACCTCCGGGTTTATTTCGATCCGCAGGAAATTGTTATCAAAAACATGGTGTTGCTGGAAATCTACGCTGTATCTGTTTTCAAATTGCTTGTCAGAAAGTTCAAAATCAAAGTATATTATTTTCTGCTTTTCAGCTTCAAACTTGAAACCCGGTATGTTCTCGCCCAGGGTGATACTGTTCCCGATCTGGGTGATACTGTTCCCGATCTGGACCGCCAGAATAGATTTGCCCAGATTAGTGTCGGCAAACAAAATACATAACTCATTTTCAAACCAAAATTCCCCGAACAGCTTTTCCGGTATCGGTCGCGTTTTTGCCTCCTCGATCCATTGGTTCGCTGTCTGAACTGTGAATAGTCCCTGTTCTTTACTTAGGTGTGAAACCTCGTTAAGGTCAACCGTGAAATCTGCATCCATCACAATATTATTTATTTAACCATTGGTCAACCTCTGACCTTTTAAACAGAATTTTCGCGCCTTGTCGGTGCATTGGTGGTAATTCCTCGGGTGCGTTTCCGGTGCGCTGGTAAACCCATTGTTTCGACCGGTGAATATATTCAGCCAGTCCAATAGTGGTTAGCCAATCGGAAGGTTTTGTCTGTTTGTCGAAACTGTTTCGGATAATCTCTTTAATTTCCCGCAGCTGCTCGGCTTGCTCAGCGTAAAGTTGGGGGAGCTGGTCAAAAGTTGGAAAACTTTTTTGCTCTGAATCTGAATAATCTTTAATTTGCATATGCGTTACATTTTTAATTTGTTAAAAAACCTATAATCAATGTGACGATTTGCCGGGGGTCGGGGTCCAAACTTTCCCCCGGCTTTTCGTTTGTATCTGCCACTAAATGAGAACTAAACAGTCCTATGTGACAAATAAAAAGTAACTAATTATATACAAATGTAAACAATAAATATATTCACTAAAAATCAATAAAAGTGACTATGGGCTTTTTAGCTATGGTAGTTTTGAACACGAAATCATCAATTTACCTAAGTATCTAAAATACAATAAGGTACAAACCATCAAAACGGCCTATACCTTATTATCTTAAAAACCCGGGGGTAAACTACTTAATAGTCAGTCAGTTTATTAGCTGCTTTGTCCTTATCTTCTTTGTCGAATCCATCCAAATACGCCTGTGTAGTGCTTATGTCGGTATGGCCCAGAAGATCGGCAATGTGTGCGATACTTTCCTTTTTCCTTAATAGAACGGTCGCTGCTGAATGTCGGGCGACGTATGATGTAACTTTCGTAGTTATTCCCAGTCTTGTAGCGACGTTTCCGATATGCTTGTTTACCTGTTTAACAACTTCATGTATGGCTTCAAGTTCTTGCGTTTTGCTCATTCCTGCCTTTAGAAATGGGAATACATATTCACCCGGGGTGCGAAGTTGTGAACCATGTTTTTTAATTATATCCAGTGCAATGTCTGGTAAACTAATTGTGACCTTTTTCTGGTCCGGATGCCGGATATTCTTTTGTCGGTAATACCATAGTGTGGAACCGTCAATATTCTCAAATTTCAGCCGACATATATCTGTTATATTAATCCCGGCGCATAGGTACGACAAACGCCATATATCAACAAACAACTGTTCCTGTGATCCTATACATTCATTCTGGATCAACTTCTTTATTTCGCTTATATCAAGCGCTTTTTTATTGTTTAGTGGCTTCGGTATCTGGTAGCGCTTTTTGCCGAAGGGGTAATCCTGCGGGGTGATATCTCCCGTTCTTAATGCATCATTAAAAATCTTCCGCAGTGTTCGCAGATATATAGACAATGTAGAGCGTGAACGGTATTTCTTTTCACCGCTTTTCAGTTTCTGGTGATCTACTTCCAAAAACCATTGCTGGAATTGTTTTAGAAACTTTTCATCTACTTCCGTAAAATATAGCTTCGGTAACTGTTCGGTGTATATTCTATTCCTATTCCTGTAATGCTGAAATTTGACTAATGTCAGATAGGTAGCCCGGTAATTATCCGCACTACTCCGCTGTTCGTTCTTTTCAAGTTCTTGCAGTTCAACCCGATATCTATAAAATATATCCGTATACTCACCGGCGCCCAGTAAAGTTCTCCGCTTGTACTCCTCAAAACTAAATATCGGCATGCTTGCGATTATACTGTTTGCTTCTTTTAATTTGTCATTAAACTCAAGCTGTAAGTCCAGATTGTCACCTTTTGCCTTATTGCTGAAAACTTTTTTATACTCTGCTTCTGTCAGGTCGGACCCTGTTTTATAATATCTAAATTTTCTGTTGTGGGTGATACGAAGTTTAACCGGATATTTACCATCCTTTTTTGCTGTTCTTTTATCCAGTACAATTGCAGCTGTTGTTTCCATAATTTATAATTTGACAAACAATTCGACAAACATATATTTGAATATGTCCTTTTATTCATTTTTAAGAACACTGCAATATACTGTATTTTAGCTGTATTTAAAACAGCTTAGAATAATTTAGAAACGGTCTATCCTCGTCTGGGGGGCGAGGGGTCGGAAGTTCGAATCTTCTCACCCCGACCAATGACAGCAAGGGATTCAGGGGTTTTAATCTTTGAATCTTTTTTTATTTGACAAACAAATTCGACAAACATTTACACTATTCATGCCCTTTTGTAGTTATTTAGTAACTCGCCCGGCGTGCCGATTTCATTTTTTTGTCGCATTAAAAACCCCCGACCAGTAAAAACCAGCCGGGGGTAAACAATAAAGAAAAAACAAAAGGTCAGAAAGTTTTATAATTATCGTTGCCGGATGCCTCCGCGATCCGTTCAGCAAATTTGTCACGGGGTTGTTCCTTCATTAATATAGCTAATCTCTTCACAGTATCAATTTTCAACTGGCCTGTCTGCATTGGTGTAAAGCCCAATGGGACCATTGCCCTGGTTTTGACCATTGAAGGGTTGCCGTTACCGTTAAGTAGATTTTCCACATACAGGTAGTCCAGATATAGTTTCATTAACACTTTGGCTGCTTCAACCTCTTCCGGGTCCTCAACCTCTGCCATGCCTACCCGGGATATTTTTTCCTCAAAGTCATCTGCAAGCCTTACTTTTCCTTTTTCAAGTGTAACAAATTCCAGCTTAGCGGGATCAATTGGTTTTCTGAGCAAGTCAGGATTAAATGAATAGTTAAATAATTGTGCATAAATCAGCGGGTCGGCTCCGTCCAGATTCTTTGTTTTCGCCTGGGCGCTGCATGCTTTTAAAAAAAACTCTCTGGGGTTCGTTGTAAAGGATCTCAGGTCCTTCATGCCGCTAATCTTTAGCAAGTCATTTTTCGCGTATGCTGCCAAATGTTCATTCAGGTTGTTAACGAAAATTGCCGCTTGGCGCTTTGCGTTATCTTGTGCTGTCTTGTCTTTTGAAATAATCATTTTTATAAAATTTAAGTTAATACTATTTGTTCTTAATCTTTGAAATTACTTTGAAAACAGAACTTGCTTTGCTGGAACTGCCTATGTTCATCAAATGGGATTTCGGATTAAGTAGATAGTGTATCTCAACCAGCAAGTCAAAACGTTCCGGCTCAACCTTTTCTATTCCGTTCGCGAGCGACATCCATCCACCCCCGGCAGGATCACGCTGTATAAATACCAGATCCTTCGCGTCCCTGACATCGGACCGGCTAATTTTGCCGGTTGCCACATTGTGCAATATCTTTTCAATCATTGTATAAAGCTGTTTAATATTTCTCTTGCGTACTCTGGGGACATCTCCCCGTTTATTTCGTGTGTTTCCATTTTTGGAATAACATAACCTAATAATTTAGGCAGTAAGGTTGCCCGCTCCGCCGGCTTCAAATCGTCCCATAGTTCGCGTAGTTGCTCAGGTCCGGCAGATTCACTCAGGAACGTTGATAAATGTTCCCGGTGTATGCTGGTGACCTTGTTCGGGACCCCTGCCTTCCTGCCTCCTGTTTTTCTATTGCTGCTCATAATTCTATTGTTTTAAATATTCTATCAAATCGTCAAATCGCTTTACAATAACATAATCCGCCCCCTGGGCTGTGACCGCCTCCTGGAATTTTTCCTGTGCTGGCCTCACTCGATCCCGTCCATATTTGATTTCAACAAACAGGGACCGTCCGCCGTTCCCTATTGCAACAATGTCGGAAGATCCTTTCATTCCGGTTGCTGGCGTCCATTTTACAGATCCGTCGGGCATCTTCCGGGGTGTCCCAGTAGTATTGTTCCGTTGGGCAAAATAACCCTCGGATCTCAACCAGTAGACACATATCCCAGTCAGTAGATTAGTTTTCTTACCACTAAAAAACTGGGTGGTCTTTATCTTTGCGTTCTCAGGAAATTTCTGTGTTTCCTGTACCCGCGCGCTGAGTTTTTGAAATGCTCTATAAGTCATAACCTCCGCCAGTTTCGTCCGCATGAATTGTTTTTCGCTCATATCTACTTTTATCTACTTTATTATAAAGATTCCCGGGCGAGGGTG